ACATGAAGTGTGGAATTGACAACACCCATCATCTGTTCTTCTGAACTGATAATTGCCTCTACAAGATTTAAAATAACATCTGATGATATATAATCATCGTCTCCCAAATAAAATACATAGTCAGCCTTTGATTCCTGAGCAGCCTTATTATAGGCTTCCCCCACGCCAAGCTTCTTGTCTTTATTGTTAATTACAAGTATATCACAATAAGGGTAAACCTGCTTCTGCGCAGAGGCAATAGCCTGCTTGAACCACGCCTCATTCCTGCCAGAATCAACAATCGCTATATCAACTGTCGGATAGACCTTCCTGTGAAAAACCCTATCCCAATTATTTATCATACCACCGTTCTTATACCACCATTGCGTTGTCTTTGTGAATCTTCCTGTACGGGCATATTGTATACCCTTCTTTATATTGTCAACCGTATCTGCCTTATATGCAAGGGGTATATCCTGATTGGATACAATTCCTGTACCCAACAATCCCGCCTCAATAATCATATTTGCAAAGCCATCATGCAGGGTATATCTGACAAGCGCATGGCTACGCTCTATCAAATCCATGAGTGCGTTATGCTTCATGTAGCCATGATTCCTGATATTCTCTGGAAGGTTTTTGAAAGCACCGTTTGCATCACCTACCCAATGATAGGTATATTCGGGGGTTTCTTTGGCAAGTTGAATCATCATATCAGGACAATAGACATCACGCCCTGGCTGATACACGACAACATGTGTACCTTTCTTAAATTTCTTAAGTCCCTTCGGTTTTATAAATTCTACACCATGTGAATAAAGTGGAGCAAATACAATCCGCTCACTTGGAATAAACGGTGATAACTCTTTCCTTATCTGCACACTATCGGCACTATGAAAGATGTTTTTTTTCTCAGCCAATTTTTCAATAAACTTGTTTTGAATACACCACGGAGCATCACTCCCGCACCAGTGTAAATAGACCTGATTTTCTGACTTTATAATTGCTTCATAGTCATCTAAATCGTAAATACCAAACCAAAATACCTCTTCTTCTTTTAAAGCCTCTTCTCTTGATACTCGTTCAAAATCAAATCTTTTAACGAACTCATCTCCAAAGAATTTCATCACTTCGTTATAATAGATTTTCATGCAGTTCCTTTCGTTGGGTTTTTCCAATAAGAATCAGGGGGAGGCGGGAGCAACCTCCCCCGTCATCTATTCAGCCTATATGACTAAAAGTCCTCATAGACTGCCCTAAGAGTAAAAGTATTTGTCTTAGAAGCAGTTTTGAGTTTTAACAACCCCTCAATCGGGATTGGAGCACCGAATGAAAACACGGTCTGATACGGAATATCAGCAGTCGTGTTCAACGCAATCTGTGCCTTCTCTGTAGTCCCGTCATAGATTTTCAGGGTAGAGTTAGCAAGAAGCGCAGAACAACTCTGTATGATGATCCCATAAAGGTAACAGCCTTGCACACTTGCAGAATTATACAGTATCTGCTGGGCTGCGGAAGCTGTAAACGCTTTGGCATCAGACAATGTAGCTTGAGGAGCTTTCCGTTTACTTCTTGGATAATATCCAGACATAAGTTAACCTCCTCTTAGCTAAACCGCATTACGGCATGTGATTCAGGAAGCGTTACAGCCAATCCGACATCGGACAGGTACTCAGCTTCCGTACCATCAGTACCAGGAGTTTCAATTCCTGTTCTGAGTGAAGTGTCTTCGAAAACAAGATACTCAACATTTGCCATGTCAACCACAACCGCAAAGTTTGCATATTGTTCCCGAAGCAGTTTGTGCCAGACAAAGTTCAATTCTCCGGCAGGCGTCTTGAATCGGTAAATATCCAATCCAAAAACCTTTTCCTTGGAATCGAGAACAAGATCACCTTCGGCAGCCGCCAGCTTGTTGAAGAATGTAATAACACTCATGCCTGCCAATACAGTCTTAGAGCTTGAACCAAACTCAAAGATTTCCTCCATGTCATCCATGAAGTCATAATATGTATAAGTGGCTTTTGTGTTATTAAACTCACGGCTTCCGCCAATACCAATATTTGTGTCACCATAAACAGTAGCATTGATAATACCGTGAGACGTTCTCAATGGCTGTGTGCTTCCCAGAAGGACGCCGTTAGACGGAGCGGCGAATGGGTCTCCGGCGGTACCGGAATAGCGTTCGCCAAAAAGCAGGGTACGTTCGATACCCACTTTATGCTCACGCCCTTTGTCTGCAAGGATACGTGCCCATTCATTCCCGCCATTCAGACTTGTTTTCCGCAATGTACGGGAAATTCCAAACGGAGTTCTGAAAATCTGAGTAGATGCCCAGATTGTTTCCAGGTTATCGGTATATCCATTACCCTTAGAGGCATTTTCCTCAAAAGCATTTCCAATCCGCTGTACCTTATCATCTTCCGCGGGGGTAAACCCGGGAGTATTTGTGATAAGTTTCCAGGAAACCGAATTCCCCGCGCCATCGGCAGTCACAAGAATATTTGCATATTTTGACTTATCGCTGGCATCAAGAATCTGAAGAATATCACCTTTCTTGATAGTGGAATTGGGTGTATTTGTAGCTTTAAGGTTAAGTGCCCCCGTAGCACCGGCAGCAGACGCACTAAAAGCACACCCGGCTGTGCTGGAGACAGAATAAGTAATGTTATTTAACCAGTGTGCTCTGTGTTCAAACATCTTGACATCGGGGTCAGAACTCATACGTTTCTTTGTCCGGGCCAACATTGTCAAAAACGGAGTTTCAGATGGTACAAGCTCATGAATTCGGTCACTAAGATTCCACTTACGTCTGCTATCATACATGACGGAGGCGGAAGAAACATAGGTACCTTTTGAGCCTGAGTTATAAGTAATCGACATCGGTTACCTCCAAATCATCCTTTCCTTTAAAAAGGACTTTCAATATTTCCATATTTTTTAATGGATGACCAGAGCGTATCTGTAGGGTCTTGTGGGGGCTGTTCGGGAGAACCTATCCCCGCAAATGAATCTGGTACTTGCTGTGTTCTGCGAAGTTTTTCGGCAACCATAGCTTCTGCGGACTTCTGTTTCTGATTGTCTGATGTAATCGCATCATACAGTTTCCAGACATTATCAAAGTTCATATTTTTAGGATCATTTGCCCACTTAAGAAAATCATTAAACTTTTCTTCAGACACATCAGGGTGCCGCATACGGAAATCATTTAGAACCTGTTGTTCTTTCTGTTTTCTAAGTTGCTCCTGCTGTTGTTTTGCATAGAAGTCAAGCTGCTTCTGATAGAATTCCTGAGAACGTTGATAGGCCCTCTGTTCCGCCTGTTCAATCATCCATTGTTCATACTTAGTCCTGTACTTATAACTGTCCGATTCGGGTTCATTATAAGCCTCATACGGGTCATAATTATCAGGTTTTTTAGGCGGTTCGGGGAGTTCTGACTTCTGCGGTTGTCTTGTATCGGCTTGCGGTTGTACGCCATTCTGTGGCTGAGTATAATAATCCTGAATCATTCTCAGAAGTTGTGGGTCAGATTTAATAGCTTCATTCAAAGCCTCAACCTGCTCCAGTTCTTGTTTCTTTGATTCAACCTCAGCCTTCAGTTTGTCATACTGGCTTTGCCAATACTCATACCGTTTCTTGTCATTGTCCTCTTCACTACCTTCATCCTGAGAAGCATCTGATTCAGGACTTGATTCAGATTCTTCCCCCGTTTGCACTGCAGACGTTTCAGAGCCGTCAGCCTCTCCAGAACCTTCAGGATTATCATAGGATTCCTCTTCAGGGGTTGTCAACGCTTCTCCCACATCATCAAAGATGTCCTTCAGCGTGACTGTGCCTGTCAAGTCATCCTTTTCAAATTCCATTGTGTCCTGATTCTTCTCACGGGTGTCCTCTGTCTTTTTTTCTGTCATCACTTACTCTCCTTGTGGTGAAGAAGCCTGCTCTTGCAGGGTATCCTTCATATTTAACTCATATTCTTTTTGTAAAGTTTTAGTTCTATTTTTAAGCATTGAGTCATATAGCTTAACACTGTTTTTAATTCTGTCAAGGTAGGCATCAACCTTAGCCTTGAACTCGGTGAGTTCCAATTGTTTTTCATGGTCTGTCTGTTCACGTTGCATCTTTGCAAGCTGTTTAGACATTTCTTCAACCGTTCCGACCAACTGCTGATTCTGATTCATCAGCTGACCAATCTGAGACTTACGTTCAAGTACACCCTCACGGTCAAAAATATCAAGTTTTTTAAGCACTTCAACATCATCAATCAGGCCCATCTGATACCATTTGAGATATTCTTCTGCAAGTGCCCATCTATTGGACGGAAGTGTAGAACCCGCAATGACAATTACATCATATTTGCCAGCGGTAATGTCATTTATTCTTTCCACCACCTTTCCATACTGGTCATAGGCACTTGGTATATTAACCTTAATATCCCGTGGAATACCATTGGGTTCTACAATACGGAAAGTCTTTTCAATCGTATAATGCGACTGTGCATATTCAAGAGCAACCTGAAACAGCCGTGACAGTGCAAGTTCAACTGTTTTCAGCCTGTATGTAATACGGCGATTTCCAAATTCCTCAACGGCAAGAATACCCCTATAAGTATTAGGTGTCTGCTGTGGAGACCCCTGCATAAGTGCAAAGATACCCGACCCGTATTCCACTTCATATTTACCGTCAGTTGCAAGCTGATACAGTGCGTTAGGCAGTGGTACAGGCGGTACGGGAACTGGTGCACCTTGCTCGGGCAGATACTCAATGATAGACCCCGGCTTGCTCCATTGCTTCTCCAACTCATCTCTGTCTTCAACACTTCCCTTAGGCAGAAGCACTTTGGGAGATGTAGATGTAGTGGCATGTGCAATCATCAGGGAATACATCTTGTTAATCAAATCCTGTATTCCAATCAGAAATGCGGGGTCACCCATACTGTATGGAGAGCCCGTATATACATTGGAAAAGGGGACAATCGGATATTCACTAACCGGCAGGACATGTTCATACATAAAATCGTCACCCGCCGTTACAATCATTTTAACACGGGTTCTGAAAAACTCAAACGACTTTATAGGAACTCCGTTTTCTTTTACCCAATCGGCAAAAGCATTCTGTTCAAGGACTTCTTCATGTATTTGTCCATCTTCCCCCTGATATGCAAAGCGAACAAACTTAACACGTATTTTCTGATAACGTTCAATAACTTCAATCTTTTCAGTTGTAGTATCACCCACATCACCCAATACCGTCTGACCGTCAGAGGCATACATGTTAGATGTCGTATAAGGTTCAGCTGTCCCTGCAATCTTATCAATCTTAGAAGCCTTGTCTGGCATACGCATCTTTAACTGTTCACGTGTGGGATATTTTACAATCAGAATATTTTCTGCATCACTGAATAAGGGGTCTTTTGAGTTAGGGTCAACATAGACATCTTCACCATGTGCATATCCAAATTTTACTTCTCCAAACCCGTCATCAGCATATTTATCCAGATAGCAGTACATAAACCCCAAGCCTGTAATAATACAGTCTGAAAGGGCTTGCCGATATTTTACCGTACCGTCTGATATATACCAGATATATTGCATAATATCCTGCAAGAGTTTTGCCACCTTGACATCGCTATCTTCACGTGCAAGGCAACGCACCCCAGGGTCACGTGCAGCCATAATAGCCAGCTTCTGTTCTACAACGGGGTGTATCCTGTTAATAACAGTCGGGGCTTGCCCTCTTTCATTCAGGACTTCAACTTCATCATCAGTCCACTGTTTATTGAAAACATAATCCCTGTTCAGTTTAGCCTGATTTTTCCACGTATCATGGTACGGGCTATAATCTGTCAGGAGTATTTTGTTTTCGTGGACCCTTTTGTCAATCTCTTTATTTGCCATTCTTAGCCTCGGCTGTATAATTTCTCAAATCTTTTGATTCCTTAAAGATAACACTTTTGATTTCACCACCTTGAACGCTGATAATAAATTGCCCATGGTATCCGTTTTTAACGGTTTTGGCAATATCCAAAAATACAAGTCTCATGTCAATTTTATCTTTCATTGCATAAAATCCTCTCTTGATGCAATTTTTGCTTGTAAATAATTACTTTATGCCTGTACTCTCCAATTTAACAATTTTTTTTCTCTTTTCCAAGAACTTTTTTTTGTAACCTCTTTTCGGATACTCTTATGTGCCGGATAAGACTTATATAGAGCGTTCCAGAGGGCATCAATCAAATCGTCATGTGCCGACTTGGGATACGTAATAAGTTCCATTTTCAAATCTGTCATACTTGGACGTATGTGAATCTGCCCTGCTCTGAATCTTGGCTCAAGTCCCGTATTTCTGTCGGAATATTTTTCACCTTTAGATTTTCGGGGCTTCACTTCGACAATACGTGGAAAGATGTTTTTACGCCTTGACTCCTCCCGCATAAATGTTACAAGTGCTTCCTGATAGGCGGTAGTCTCAATCTTTATGTTAAACAGGCTGTCTTTATATATTCTGCATCTGTCAAATATTGCATCTATTGTTTGTGTGGGATTCAGCTTTTCCCTTATATAGTGCAGAACATACACATTGTTCTCAGGGGTTATAGCTATATCCATAATTGCTGTATAATCACCATGTGCCTTACCAAGTGCGGGGTCAACACCGATATAGACATATACAGGTACATCACGGAACAATCCGTCTTCTGTTTCAGTACCTTCCTCTGTCTGTCCTGCGGGAAGCCTTAAATAAGCAGTGCTTCCTTCAAATTTTATTTCAGCATCGTCTGGATAATATTTCAGATACTCAGGTTTAAATATCTGTGACTGTGGAGATATAGGTCTGTTAAAATATTCCTGATAAAACACATCTTCATTGCCCTTAAATTCTCCTGTCAGCAGTTCTCTTAATGCTTTGACAGTCCACCGTTCTTCCCACAACGGCTTTTCCCAATTATCATCAATCACCTGCCAATACTTGCTGTCATTTACAACAAAATGGTCTCTGTCAAAACGTATCTGATTCAGATAACTGTCTTCGTGAACAATAGTGCCAATATATATAATTTCACCGTCTTTATCAATACAGGGTCTGACAGACCCCAATATCCAACGTTTTAACTTATCACGCTGCTCTTTTGTTTCGGTATTGCCCTCAGATTCAATATCATCCAGAATAACGGCATCGGGGCGATATTTTCCCCACTTTAACCCGCGCAGTTTCTGGCCGGTGCCCTTTGCAACAAGTTTTACGGTATTAATTGTTTCAATTTCAGTCTCAGCCCACTTCTCTTTGTTCTTTAAATTGCCGTAAAACAAATGAAACCGTTCATTAAACTCTATTTCATCTTTTATGGCTTCAAGAAAAAATTTACTTTGTGCTTCCGTCTCAGAAACAATGACAATAAAATGCTTTTTCTGATAGGCAATACACCATAACGGATAGGCTAAAGTAGCCATAGTGGATTTTGAGTGCGACCTGGGAAGAATAATAACTCTCGGTTTGTCCGTCTTTGTCTGCAATAAGCGGTAAGTATCTTTTTGATGTTCGGCGGTCTTATAGTACAGATGTTCATTTAGTACAACCGTTGCAAAGAGTTCAAGGTTGTGCTCCATCTTATCTCTTAAATCCTGAATATCTTTAATATCAAGATTAACTGACATCTGTATCCTTATCAGCCAGCATTTCCTGCCGTATCATACTTGCCTTTGCAATCAGTTTTTCCAGTTCACCATCCAACAGCTCCACATTTACAATATACATGTCATAATGCCTGCCGAATGTATCCACAGGCATATATGCAGATTCTATATCAGCAGAATCCAGCTTTTTGCACAGATTTAGTGCAATATATCCAAAATCCGTAGGATTACTCTCCATTGTTTACACCACTTTCTGACAGCTCTTTTATCTTTTCTGCTTCATGAGGTTTCAGGTGTAGCATGGGAGACTTCCATTCCGCCTTGCCTGTAACCTTTTTGGGATAAGCATCTACAATCTTATTAAGTTCCCTCAGTCCCTGCAGGACAACCTTTGAATCCTCATCATCAAGAAGCTGTTTTATCTTTTGTGCAATGGTCTTAGGCGTAATGCCTTCGGCTTCCAGTTCACGTATAATCTCTGAATTGAGTTCGGTTGTTACTTTTTCAAGGGTATTTTTATAGTTTTCAGCCACATCTCTCATAATTACGCCTCTCATTAAATCTTTATGCATCAGGGAATGTACTTTAGTCATCACATAAAAGGGTGCTATCTTCTCTTCCGACATATCATAATATTCTGCCATTGCCCTGCGCATAATATTTGACAGAGAATCATCAGGTGCTTCAAGATACTTTTCAAAAAATATGTCATAGAGTTCTGACGTTCCATGTTCCAGCTTCAGGTCTTTAAAGCCCTTTATGTCCCTGACCTTATTTGTCACAGGCAGTGCCAACAGCTTTGATACACCTTCAAGGAATGTGCCGACAGGTGTCACAAGTACAACACTATTCAGATATTCAAATTTATCAATACAGTCTATAATATAGCCGTCTTCCGTAAGTATTTTGTCACCAATCTCAATATCGGCAAACTTATCAACAATCTTATATTTTATGCCTTCTTTATCAGCATCAACCTTGGGATATATCCAATACTTAGTCTTTTTAAACTTTACCCGTGGTGAAGAGTACCACCGTACTACATATCTTTTGTGCATAATTTTAGTGCGTGAAATCCTTTAAAAAACAATACTTTACAATCTGCTCACGAAATCTGTTTCATTAACATCATTTAATCATATTCTTCATAGATGTCGGCAGGGGTGCAGGCTTCATGTCATCCACATTCCGCATCAGCTTCTGCATCTCCTCCACTGACAGCTTGTCATAAAAATTAGGCACAGGAAACCACGGGGCTTGCCCCGTGGTAGGTTACTTACGCTTTTAACGTGCACACAAGTATCTCGGGATTATCTGTATCCATGCCATAGGTAAATAGTCCGGCGGACTGTTTGCCGTTTTGGTTTGGGTACAGTAAT